GGATAAAGATAACCACACAATCGATGCAACAAGATACGCTTTTAGCGAAGACATGGAGAAAAATAACGTAAGTTTCATTAAATTTTAGGAGGTGGAATGATTGTTTCAAAGTGATTTAACATTAAAAACTTATAAACGGTTACGAACGAAATTTTCAACGCAAATTGCAGATGGTCTGTTTAATGCAGATGAGTTTATTAAAGATATGAAGCCGTTTTTCGATGATAGAGAACGCAAGTATAAAGCGTACACGAGCGAAAAAAATGAGATTGATAGTAGACCTAAACCAGCAACTAAAATTATTAAAGTAAATAACAAGTTACACGCAGGACTTTATAATACAGTTGTAGATCAAGCGGCAGATCATTTCACAGGTATTCCCATCAAGTGGGACTACGACATCACAGAACAGAGACGATCAATTATGCAACGTGCTAAGGATTTGTTTTTGAATAACACATTAAAAAACATCAAAACGCCGAAAGAGTTCGAGCGGCTTACAGAGTTAGTAAACGATATGCGTTTTGCTATGCTTGATTCTGATACAGCACGGTTTCAAGGAGCTTGTGGCGTTGCTTTCCGTCTGTTAGAGCCTGTTAAAACTGCTGAAGGTTGGCAGATGTGGGCTAGCAACGTTGAGCCTTGGAAAGCCGAAAAATATGAAAATGCAGACGTATACATTCGCGAAAAATATGACACGCACCAAAAGAAATTCTTCGAAGAGCTAAAAGTCATCACAAAGGAAACAATTTCGACTTATAACAGATATGTCGAAACAGATTTGTTGGACTCTGCAGGAACCTTTAAGCTTCTGAGTGAAGAAAAAAATCCACTTGAAACATTTTATCTCTCAGAATTTAAAAACAACACGAATCGTTATTGCGATTTTGAGGTTGCAGAAGAAATTTCTGATGCGTTTGATAGAAGCTTATCCGACCAACAAAACGAAATAGAGCAATTCAAATTAGCGTATATGATGATTAGCGGGTCCCGTCTAGGTGAAGAAGAAGCAAAAGGGATGATGGAACAGCTAGGCATCATTAACTTGCCAGATCCACAAGCTAAAGTTGGCTATGTAACGAAAGATATTAATAAAGATTTCAACGAGTATCATCTAAATCAGCTGAAAAAGCTGTTCTATACAATCACAAAATCGATTGATTTTAACGATGAGGTGTTTAAGTCAAACTCCTCTGGTGAAGCTCGCAAGTGGCAAATCATTGCATTAGAAGCAAAAACAAACACGAAAGAACAGTATTTCAGAGAAGGTTTGAAAGAAGTTGCTGAAACGATGGCCGCTTTTATTAAATTTAACGATAAATTAGAAGTAGATGTTTCTAAAGTTGTATTTACGTTTAGCCGCAGTTTGCCAACAGACATTGGGTACCTTGCAGATGCATTGCCTAAACTTTCGCCGTTTCTATCTAAACGAACAATTATTAATCAGATTCCCTTTGCTAAAGATCCAGACTATGAAATGGATTTGATGAACTTAGAACAATCTCAAAATTATCCAAGCAGCGACTACGATATGGACGGTGTGGACAATGCCAAAGAAGCAGACTAGTAGCAGTTTAAAATACTGGGAAAAACGCCGAGAATTAGAAGACAAAGCACGTTTTAAACTAGAGAAGAAAACTCTTAGTGAGCTAGAATTTATTTTTGAACGTGCTTTAGTTAAAATTCAACGACAGCTATTGTCACAAGCGGATTTACACGACATCACACAAAGCGAAATGCTAGAAGACTTTAGCAAACGAGACCAAGAAAAGTATCGTAAATATATTGAGAAAAACTATGAAAAGTTGATGGAGTCTGACGAAGCTTATAAGCAATTCATAGATGAGTATTTCCCATCTTACGACTATGTAAAAGTCAATCGTCTATTACAATTACGAGCAGACATTTTTTCTACCCTTGCAGGTGAAGCAATAGCTAGTGATGTTAACGGTAAATTTAATAACGACTTAGAGAATATCACAAAACGAATCTACAATTCTAATTCTAATACGTTGATACAATTATTAGGCGGTTCAGCACCTGGTTTAACTAAGAATGAACTAGAAAACATCATGAACTATCCGTGGAGCGGAAAAACATTTTCATCTCGTTTATGGGGCAATATATCAACCCTAGAGCAACGTTTGAGCAATTCCATTATTAATTCATTGGCAAGTGGTGAAGGGGTTGTGGAAGCTCTTAGAACGATGAAAAACGATGGTGTTATTAGCGGTATGTTTAAGTTGGAACAAGGAAAGTTTAATCGTTCGATTGAAAATCTTGTTAGAACGGAATATTCACATTTTGCTGTAGAAGGTGTAAGAAAATCGCTAAAGGATGTAGGTGTTAAGCAAACACAAAGCTGGTCGGCAGAAGATGAGCGTGTTTGTTCTATTTGTGGTGGACGTCATGGAAAAGAGATTAAAGATGATTGGCATCCACCGTATCATGGACGTTGCCGTTGTACTGAAATACCAATTATCCCTGAAATTAGTGATGATATAGATAAATTGTATGAAGAAATGTTCGGTGATTTATTGGATGAATTCGCTAATAATAATTGGGGAATAAAATTAAATAGGAGAGGATGATAGCAATGAAAGGATTATTCGAAGCAGTGTTGAATCTAGATGTTTCCAACGGTACAGAAAAAGCCTATAAAAAAGCTTTTGAAGAAGAAAACGAACGATATTTGACCAAGCATACTTTGAGAGACGGCAGCGGTAACGTCATCAAAGATGAGCTTAAATCAGTTTGGGGCGGTAATTATTGTCACGTCGATATTTTGTATTCTTTACCAGGTAAAAAAAGTAAATTAACTATTTCGATTGTGTCTAGGACTCTGCAAAATGTAAAAGATGCTGCCACTGATTATCGAATGCTAGGCGCTGAACTGGTCCATAAGAATTGGGAGTGATTAGATGGATCCGTATGATTACTTAGATGCAGATTATGAAGAGCATTTACTAAGAGAAGAAGAGCAATTAAAGCCTAACAAAAGTTAGGCTTTTTATCTTGTCCGAAATGACGTTAAACTAGCGCAATGCTGGGCTTGATTGAATGGTGGGGCGCAATAAATAAATCTAAAGCAATGCGGGGCGTGCAAACGAATCGCGGGGCGAAAGGAGAAACAAAATGAAAACAAAAAAATTATTACCAATGAATTTGCAGATGTTTGCTGATGGTGGGGGAAATGAACCAGAGTTCACTATTGATGATTTTAAAGCATTTGTCGAATCGAATGAAGATGCACAGAAATTCATTCAATCTCAATCACAAAGTGCTGCAGACAAACAATTAGAAGCTTGGAAACAGAATAACCTCGATAAGCTAAAACAGGAAGCTGTGAAGCAATATGAAGAAGCGAAAAAGAACAAAACACCAGAACAGCTAGAACTTGAGAAATTAAAAGCTGAGTTTGAAGCAGAGAAAGCTAAGAGCCGTTCGAACGAAAATAAAGCTTTTGTTGCTGAACAAATCGCGGGGTTAGATTTGGATAAAGAATTGAAAGATTCAATTTCTCAATTCATGTTAAACACTTTAGTTAGTTCAGATACAGAGTTCACACAAAAGGCTGTAGAGTCATTCACAGGTGTTTTAAGCACCATCAATGAAAAGCATGCTGAAGCAATTAAAAACATGGAAATGACAAAAGCATTCGGTAATAAGCAACAAACTAATGCATCTGATGGTAATCAGTCAACGCAACCGATTGAAAATCCTAAAGAAGCATTAGGGCAAAAATTACAAGCATTCAATTAGGAGGAATTTATAAATGAAAAAAACTACAGTAAATAATCTAGAATACTTAGATATTTCACAAGAAATCAATGCGTTACAACGTCCGTCAACACCTTTTTTAAGCTGGCTATTAGGAGCTGGTAAAACTAGTCCAGCAACTTCTACGGAGATCAAATGGCGTGAATCAGAACTTGATGGAGAAGATTCATCTGCGCAATTAGAAGGTGGAGACTATACAGATGCAGATTCAGGGCGTAAATGGTTCAATAACTACACTGAAATTTTCCGTAAATCTACTTCTGTTTCAGGTACATTAGATGCTATCAATGTAAATGGGGTAGGTAGTGAATTAGCTAATCAAGTATCTCAACGTGCATTAGAAATGAAGTTAGATTTGAACAAAAAGCTATTAATTGGTGTAAAAGCTAATGAAAATGGTACTAAAGGTCGTCAAATGGCTGGTGTAATTAACTTAATCAACTCTGATAACTTAGTTAAAACGTCTGCAGCTGATGCAGTAACACGTAAAGATGTGGATAAAATGTTTAAAACTATGTTTGACAAAGGTTATGCAGGAGAAAAACTATGTCTGGTTTCGACTGATATGGTTGATTTAATGACCGATGAAGTTGATAAAGCGGGCACTAAAGTGTTTAACTTTGGAGATCAAGTAGCTTTTGGATTGCAGCTAGGGAAAATTGTTTCAAATTATGGATCAGGTACAGCTTTAATTGAGCCGTCACTGCCAAGTGGAACAATGATTGCGTTAGATACAAACTATGTGGAGCTACGTCCGTTACGTGAATGGCGCGCAGAGGAATTAGCTAAAACAACTGATTCAAAACGTATTGGTTTAGTTGGTGAATACACGATTGAATACAACGCTTCAAATTCAGGGGCAATCTTAAACCTTGCAACTGCAGCCCCGGGTGAATAATTAAAAAGTAAAGGAGAATAATTATGGTTAAAAAGTCAGAGGTCAAAGAAGAAGTAATCGAAGAGACAAAAGAAGTAACTGAAGAAGTGAAACCTGCAACAAAAACATTCAAAGTTTTAAAAAATAAAAATTTCGTTGGTTTTGTTCATCCTGAAACACGTAAATTTATTACAGCAGTTGACGGAAAAATCGAAGTGAGTGTTTCTGATAAAAAAGCTATTACAATTTTAGAAGAAGCTGCAGATTTAACAGAAATTTAGGTGATTATATGACAGACGAACAAAAAAAAGTAATTATAGAAAAAGTTTCAAAAATGCTACCTAATGTTTCAAAAGAGCGTATTTCGTCTGTCTTAGACCTAGTTCTTTTGGAAATCGGATCTTACAATACATGTAAGATTGAAATTGATTGGGATTTACTTACCTCGCTTGTAATTGAAATTCTATATCAGTCACTTAAAAGTGAAACGGAACAAGCTGTAACTAGCATTAAGCGCGGTGATACATCTATTAGCTATGCAACTACGCAGCAGAGTATAACAGCGTTGCTTGGCAATTACAGCGACACTATTAAACGTTTAATTGGCTGTGATAGTGGGGTGTTTTTCTATTGAATGAAGCGGATATTTTGGCAATGACCTATCTTGACACTTGTGTCATTGAAAGAATGAACGATATTGAAAATTCTGAAACAGGCATCACTGAGCAAGGGTATTCACCGATCCACGGAGGTAAATTAAAGTGTGCTCTTTCCCAAAGTGGACTGGGTAGCGCTGGAAGCTTACCAGTTGTTGAAAACAAAGGTACCTTTAATATCACTTACGAAGATCAAAAATTGTTTTTAATGCCTGATGTAGATGTGAAAAAGGCCGACAGAATCACGGTCATTCAAAGTACAGGTCAAAAGCATATTTTATTTGCAAAGAAACCCTTTAACTATCCAAGTCACATCGAAGTGACATTGACAGGAAGTGCAATCGATGAGTAAAAGTGATTTTAGAATGACTTCGAATGCTGACAAAGTTATTGCAAACTTGAAGAAAATGACACCAATTGCTGAAAAAGAAGGTATTGCGATGGTCAATGATTCGTTAGCGAAGATTTATCAGTTAATTGTACCTATTACGCCGATTAAAACAGGTGATTTAAGACGTGGATACAGAATCATTAAAGCTAGAAAAACATCAAGTGGTAGAATCGTTGGCGCCTTAATTAACAATGAAAAATATTTTAAATATGTAAACGATGGGCACCGAACTAAGAATGGTGGATTTGTAAAAGGGCGATTCATGTTGCAAAAGTCTTATAAATTAGCTCATGCAACTTATATTCCAAAACGATTTAAACAAATGGCGATTGTCATCGCGAAGAAAGGATAGGGTATGTACGATAATATTTTAAAAATGCTTACTAGCAAAATAAAACAGTTCTCGGATGCCCCTATCTATCTTGATGATGTGATGCAATCGTCAGAACCGTTTTATTTTGTTTTAAGCATAGAGGAAAGTATGACTGATAACGTTGGTCAAAACGTTCAGAACAAAGCATATAACGTTGATATTGCGTTAGTTGATAGCAAGAAAAATAGACAATTAGTAACAAGCCTAACAGAAAACTGTGGGGCTTTTTTTAATGTCTTGAATTTAGATGGAAATGAACTATTTTCAGAAGATTATCAGACATTTAAAACAGATGGAATTCAACATGTTAATTTTAATGTTGCTTTTCCTCAATTAATCGAATGGAGTGAAGAATAGATGGCAGTTAAAAAAAATGTAAGTGTCATTTCTGTGGAGAAACCAACCTGGTTCCCACTAACAGATGACACAGGTACTTTCCCAATCTACGGAGAGCCAACAACAATCGGGACTGCAGTAAGTATTAAACCAGATGTTACAACAGAAACAACGCCTGACTATGGCGATAGTGTAGTTCAAGATCAGTACGTTGCATTTGGTGGTGCAGAAGTTACTTTGGAAACAAATGGATATCAAAATGAAGTTTTAGCTGAAATTACGGGTGGTGAAAAATTGAAAGGCGGTGTTTTACGATCCGCAGATGATATTGCACCAGATGGAGCATTTGCTTATCGCCGTCGTAAATCAAATGGTAAATATCGCTACACAATTTTTTATAAAGGCAAATTTGCATTGACTTCTGATGAATCATCAACTCTAGAAGGTAGTTCAGTATCTTACACTCATCCAGAGTGGACAGGTTCATTTGTTGATGTTCCTGGTGTCGGATACATGTATTCAGTCGATGAAGACGATGAAGGTGTTGACTTAGATATGATCAAAAATTGGTTTACTACGGTTACTAATCCACGTGAAGAGTCTACAAATCCTGTCAGTGGTGTAACTTTAGATAAAACGGAATTAGTTCTAACGGTTGGTGAAACTGCAACCCTAACGCCAGCAATCGCACCTGAAAACGCAACAAACAAAAACTATTCATTCAAATCAAATGATACTTCAATTGCAACAGTAACACCTGTGCAAGGAAAAGTTACAGCAGTAGCAGCAGGAACCACAACTGTTGTTGTCACTACTGAAGATGGCAACCATACAGCTGAATGCAGCGTAACAGTTAATGCATAATAAAATTTAAGGACGGCCAAGTGTCGTCCTATTTATATGGAGGAATAAAAAAATGGCAAGCAAATTACAAACGACAATTAAACTTTACTTGAAAGATGAAGAAGGCAATTTCACCACTAAACAATTCAAATCCGCTGAAATGTTACCAGGATCTGTTATGGAAGATGCAACAGAATTACAAGTAGAACTAGAAGAAATCGTCAAAACAAACGACATGGAGGAAATTCGGCCTGTCTTGCGTAAGTGTTATGACTTTATCGCAAAAGTTATTTTTGAAGGTCAATTTACGGGCCAAGAATTTCTTGACGGAATGGATGCACGTGAAATCTTAAAAATTACGGGGCAACTATTAGGGTCTGTTTCTAGCGGTTATGATGCAGTTTATTCTGATCAGAAAAAAAAGTAACAGATCTCCTTTATCATCCTCATTTTAAATTTAGTCCACAGTACCGAGAAGCAGAATTAAAAATTGCGTTGCTTGAAAATGGGTGGACACTAAACGAAATTGAGAATACAGACTTGAACGAACTTATGAAGCTTTATGCGTTCAGAGATGCTGTTAAAGAATTTGAAGAGCTTAAATTCCTTGATGAACACACAATGTTCTAAGAAGGGAGGGGGTACTTATTGAACAATGAAGACTTAGTCTTAAAAATGATACTAGATGAATCAGGATTCTCCCAAGGTCTAAATTCGGCAGTAAAAAAGTTGCAAGGTTTTGATGGAGAGGTTGACAGAACAGGACAAAAAGGCGGCCGCTCTCTTGGAAGCATATGGACGTCGTTTGTTGGTAACTTTTTAGCCAGCGGAGCAACTAAAATTATTTCAAAAGGAATTGGGCTGATTACCAGCAACATCGATGGGGCCATTAATCGTGTGGATACGTTAAATAATGCAAACCGTGTATTTGAAAATATGGGCTTTTCAGCTGGCGAAACATCAAAGACAATGGATAGCTTAAAGAAGAGTATCCAAGGGTTACCTACACCTTTAGACAGCGCAATTAAAGGTGTTCAATTAATTGCTTCATCAACAAATGACTTAGGAAAATCAGAGCAAATTTTTGCAGCTTTAAATAATGGTATTCTCGGCTTTGGTGGGTCTGCAGAGATGGTAGACAATGCTATTATCCAGCTGTCCCAATCGTTCTCAAATGGTAAAGTAGATGCGCAAACTTGGAACTCAATGATTAACAGTGGTTTGGGTCCAGCGTTGAATGCTTTAGCGAAACAAATGGGGTTAACTGCTGGTCAGATGAAAGAAGGTCTCTCTGATGGTTCAATTTCAGTTGAAGAATTTCAAGACTCTCTAATTAAATTGAATAAAGAAGGCGGAGGAGGTCTTAAATCATTAGAACAGATTGCTAAAGACTCTACTGCAGGTATTAAAACCGGATTGGCTAACATGAAAACTGCGATCGTTCGTGGCGTTGCCAATGTTGTTACTAAAATTGACGAAGGTTTAAAAAGTGCGGGCTTTGGAAGTATTAGTGAAATCATCGCTGATAAAGGGGCAAAGATGGAAGCTGCTTTATCTAAGTTTGCGGAAATGATACCGCCAATGATAAAGACAGTTAAAACATTGTATGATACGTTAAAGCCTTATGCACCGCTACTTGCGGGTTTAGCGGGTAGCATCGGGACGTTAATGCTTGCTAAAAAAGTAAGTGCAGCATTTACAGCTTGGCAAAAAGCAACGGAAGGACTATCAATTGCGCAAGCGATACTTAATTCAACAATGTTAGCAAATCCTTTTGTCGCTATTCTAGCTGCGGTTGTAGGGTTAGTCACAGGATTTATTTATCTTTGGAAAACCAATGAAGGTTTTAGAGATGCTGTTAAAAACATTTGGAAAAACATACAGGAGGTCATTTCAAGCGCTGCCGATGCAGTTGTAAAAGCATGGAATTCCACAATGGAATTTTTCAGTAATATGTGGGATGGCACAAAAGAAGCTTTTTCAAATGCTGGTACATGGATGAAAGAAGCACCTGGAAATGCAGCCGACTGGGTTAAAAATAAATGGAATGGTACTAAAGAATTCTTTAGTGGACTTTGGGATTCAACAAAAGAAGGCTCAAAAAACACATGGGAAAATATCAAGCAGGGTGCTGCTGATAGTGCTAAAAGCGTTGGCGAAAGTTTTAAAAATGGCTTTGATAATGCAAAAGACTGGTTTAAGGGTGTTGGAAAATCAATATCAGATGTTTTCACAACAGCATTTGATTTTGTTTGGAAATATATTGGTCCGTATGCAACAGGAATCAAAAATGCGTTTAAAATGGTTGTTAACGCTATGAAAGCGAACATTGAAAATGTCAAAATGATCGCTGAAAATGTCGTTACCATTCTAAAAAATGTTCTGTTAGCTCCGATACTTTTCATTACATCAATGATTACCGGCGGATGGGAAGAAGCAAAAGAGAACATGATTGCCGTTTGGGATAATATTGCTGAAGCTGCTCAGACTATTTGGTTCGGGATTAAAAATATCTTTTATAACACTGTTACAGCTATTTCCTATTCAGTTACTTCTATTTTTAATGGATTGATGTTGACAATTAAAAAGATTTGGATTGATGTGAAGTTATTTTTCACTTTGCTTTGGATTGATATTAAATATGGAGCAATCAACGTTTGGATTGAAATTAAATATTCTATCATCGAAACGTGGATAAATATTAAATTTGAAGCAATAAGAATATGGGAAAGTTTGAAAACTTGGTTCTTCGAAACAGTAGAAAACATTAAAAATGGTGTGATCGATGGCTGGAACAACCTAAAACAAGGAACCATTGATACATTTAATGCAACTGTTCAATGGTCAAAAGATACATGGTCCAATTTCAAACAGTGGATTATTGATGCGGCGGTTGGGATAAAA